TTTTGAAGTCGGGTTGTGCTTCGTCCTTTGCAAGTTCCCAGTATACCCACACTGGCGGCAAGATACCGCCCTGCAATGCACAAGCCATCCAATTCGGGTCTGGAACAAGTATTGACGCACAATCATCTACACTTTTTTCATACACAACACGATAGTCAGACTGATGTGGCTCAAGGTTCTCCTTCGCCCAGCACAGGCGGTCAAATAGGTGTGTGCCTTGAAACTCTGGTGTTTCCATTATGCTAAGTCTCCTATAAACATCGCATAAGCATTAATAGAATCTGTGTTAATAGAACCTGAATCAGCAATTTGAACGAACCTTACTATTGCTTGCCCACTCGTCCATACGCCATTCGTTGATGATGCTCTTCCGTTGCTTGTCGTTCCTTCGTTGCCACCCCCAGAACCATTGCCAATAAAGTTTGCAGAACCAAAATTTGTAGTAAAGTTATAGTCTTTTTGACCAGTATCATCATCGACTATTGTGCTTACATTAAAACTGTCTGTTATAGTATTCCCACTATGGTCTGCATCTGCCCACGCCTTGATTGTACCCCCGACAACATAGTTCGTGGCGATTGACCCAGCGGTGCTGTGTTCCAGAGTATCTGCTACAATTTTACCTGCCATTATGCTAAGTCTCCGTGTAGAGTAAACATATTAAAATTACAGTCATATTGAGTTCCATTTTCCCAATGTGAACCGCGAAAACTTGAAACCGATGATGCGGTTGGATTGGCAAAATTATCACTACCTGCATTGTTGTTGACAGGTTGTGCTTGATAAAGTGGTGTAGCATCGTCAACGGCAGAAACAGCGTTTGTTAAATTATAACCCTGATTTCCTGTCGATACGTCAGTAACTGTTGATATATTGAGGCTAGAACGCACTGCATCGCTTACCTGATTGTAAAGACACCTTGATATAAGCAAGCCTTCTTGCGCTGACATAGTAGCACTAGAACCAACCGTCACGGTGATGTCATTAGCAGTGGTCTTGCCTGTGAGGTTGTCTACAAATATCTCACTCATGCTAAGTCTCCAATATTTGCTGACATTGTGTTTTCTCTATCTGCGGCATTGTTACCTGAATTCACTATAAAGTAAGTGTATGTGTTTGTTGTTGCGGCAGCATTGTATCTTACAGAAGAGCATACACCAAAAGAAGTATTTTCATCACCTGTATGAGCAGTCGTAAAGTATTCCGCAGTAGCCATGTTGTTAGTGAAAACTGGCGAACATATTCCTGTAGCACCGTCTGTGATGCTCGACATATTAAAACTTTCTATAATGGTTGTTTGGTCGTTATCATGAATTTCATACGACTTTGCGGCAATTTGCTTAGTCAGCGTGACTGGACTGGTGCCATCACTTGCTGTAATTGTGTCTACTCTTATTTCACTCATGCTATCACCAGATTACCACCGGATGTTACCGTCAGTGTTACCCCAGTTGCTATCGTCAATGGCCCCGCAGCTAGTGCATTCTCATCTGCATCAATAGTTGTGTCTGTGTCTAGCTGTTGTTGATGCACACGGAAGATATCGCCTTCCTTGCCGCCATTGACTGTACCATTGTCGCCTTTAAACACCCCGCCACCACCGCTAGTGCCTGTGGTAGTGCCAGTAGCTTTGCCTTGAAACACAACGTAGAAATCATCAGTGGTTGCAATTGTACCAGTCATAGTTAGACCAGTAGAACCAGCAATAGTATATGCTACACCCGGCTCTTGCCGAACATTGTTTACAAAAACTTCTACATCTTGTGGGCTACCTACAGGATGGTCCAAAGTAAATGACGTACCAGAACCACCAGTTAAATCTTGGTACTCAATGCTGGTAGTTGATACAGCAGGTATGTTACCGATATATGGCATTAAGTTATCTCCATAATGCTCAAAGTTGTATCAGCACTATTGGCTGTATCTGAGATGACGCTAATGGTGTGAGTAGCTTCCATAATAATCTTATTACCTGCCATGTATTCAAATGACGATGAAGCAGGAATAGGAATATCTTTTGCTAGAAACACAGTAGCACCAGCAGCCAGTTTAATATCTACAAGTATCTGACTGCTGGATGTATTAGCGATTGTTAGGCCAATAACAACAGTAGTAGTAGACGCTGGCGCAGTATATACGTTCATAGCTGCGTTAGCACCAGTGCTAGAGCCATCAAACGTCTTTACTTTAAAAGTATTAGCCATTGTTTACTCCTTACGCTGTGTCGTCAATTAAAGCAGCGACAATGCAAGTAACTTCCGCTGTATCAGAAATAGCTTCAAGATTTTGTACAAGCGTCAGATTAGGACTGAGTGCAATAGAATGACCAGCAGCTAGTTTAATTTCTGTTGCTGCTTTTGTTGCCGCGCCATTCAAAGAAAGATAGATAGCATTATTTGCATCTGTATTTTTAACAAACAAGAACTTAATTGTGTCTGCTGCAGCATCAATCGCAGTCATACCAGTACCAGTATTTACACCGTCATAGTCAATGTAATTACCTGAGATTAAATCTGCAGTTGTTGTTTGTACGTCAGTCTTTTTGTAATACCATTTGTCGTTAGCGTCTGCTGGTGTAACAGTCATGCTACCAGAAATTACGCTCGCGATTTCATCAGGCAATACCGTTGCCTGTACGGTTACTGAGGCATCGTTTGCCATTTGTTAGTCTCCTTGACAATTATACTACACTGTTTAGTGTATTTCAATCGCTTTATCCTAGTGCGATTGCTAATGCGGTAGGGTCGTCTGAACTAAACCCTGCGCTACTCATATATGTTTTTACATCAGATAGAGCTACTTGTTTCATAGTGCCATCATCGTTTACAACCAAGCGGTCAGCATCAACAAGCGTAGTTGAACTTGCGGCAGTTCCACCATCCATAATGTTAAGTTCTGCAGGTGTTGCCGCCACTGTTGTTGTGCCGGGGTCAGCGGCAAACATTGCAAAATAGCCTGTTACGTCTGGAATAGTAACAGTATTATCTTGTTGTGGGTCAGCTACTGTAAGAGTGGTTTCGTTAGTATCGTCAGTGGCACCCTCAAATATAATAGTGCCGTTTTGACCAACTTGGATGTTGCCGCCACTAACAGAGATGCCGCTGGTGAAAGACCCTCCCCCAACTTGCGTATCAACGTAAGCTTTAATAGATTGTTGTGTTGCTAGGGCTGTGTCGCTACTAGATGTCATGTCATCTTCATCTAGAATAGCTGTTACAGTGGCGCCGCTAGCAAGAGTAAGGTTTGTGCTGGCAGTAACCGCGGTACCCGTCAGAGCGGCAAAAGTACCTGCCGCAGCACTGTTAGCCCCGATTACGGTACCATCAATAGCACCAGAATCAATATCTACTTTTGATATATCAACTTCGCCTGTACCAGCAGGTGTCAGAGCAATGTTTCCATTGCTGTCTGTGCTTGTAATAGCATTGCCGTTGATATTGATGTTATCAACTTGTAATTCTGTAATGGCACTGTTAGTGCCTAATGTGACACCGTCAATAGCGCCAGAGTCAATATCTACTTTGGTAATATTTACTTCCCCAGTACCGTTAGGGGTCAAGTCAATGTTACCGTTGGTGTCAGTGCTAGTGATTGCGTTACCATTGATTGTAATGTTATCAATGTCAACCTGTGTATCCATGACAATTGTGCCATCGGATTTAATACGCATACGTTCTGTCGCAGCGGCTGAGGTGTTTGTTTTAAATACTAAGGCAGTAGAATTATTGTCACTTGCGAAAGTATCTTCAGCTACAGCTTCAATAGCCGCACCGTCAAGGAGAGCATCAGTGCCTCCAGCTTCATCTGGTGCGTTAAAAGTAATTTTACCTAGGACATCACCGGACTCGACAGAAGTGTGGCTTGTCTGCAAGTTAAGTTCAAAACCGTTAGCAGATTTTGCTTGGAGACCAGTGTTATGCTCATGCGTGAGTGTAATTTCGCTGTCAGCACCAAAATTAATGATGGCGCCGTCAGAGGACAGACTAATGTCATCGCCTACGTCAAGGTCGCCATTGATATCAACGTCATCAGTTACATTGATGCCCGTTGTAGAAACCTCTATACGGGTGGTGCCACCTTGTTGTATCTTAAGGCTGCCAGTGCCCGCATCGTTGATAATGCTGTCGCTAGCATCGTGGAATATTTCTAAGTCATTACCTGTACCGAATCTAATCTTATCGTTGTCAATAAGGTCAATGCCAGTACCCGCTGTGATATTACCATTAGACAAAATCTCGCTGAGTTCATTTGACCCAGCAACTTGAGAATCTACGTATGCTTTAATGGATTGTTGTGTAGCAAGAGAAGTGTCGCTGTCAGAACTTAGCGTATCTTCATCAAGAATGGCGGTTACAGTAGCACCGCTTGCCAATGTTAGATTAGTGCTAGCTGTAACGGTGGTACCCGTTAGCGCCGCAAATGTACCGGCGGCAGCACTATTGGCACCGATTACAGTGCCATCAATGGCGCCTGCATCAATATCTACAGTAGGCAGATTAGCAGTGCCAGCAATATGTACATCTTTGAATTTAAGAAGGCTCGTACCAATGTCTAATGTGTTATTAGTTTTTGGTTTGATTTCTGTGGTACTGGCTACAAAATCCTGTGCTGGCCCGAGCACAGTAACGGGACCGCCTTCGCCAGATGTGCCGTCGTGCGTGTGGCCGGTGCTACTGTTAAAGGCAGATTCAATAGCATCATATTCGCCGTCAAAATCCGCAGCGTTAATAATGTTACCATCGGCAATATTATTGATGGTATCATTTCTGGTATAGCCGTTTCCCATATGTGTTACCTTCTGTCGTGTGAGCCATATTCTACTGTTAGCGCATCAATGGAATATGGCGGGTTCTGGTCGTTGGACTCGAACTGAAAAGACAATGTAAATCCTGAGCCTACCAACTGTGTTTCAAACAATTTCAATAGCTTAGTGCCAAATCTAGTTGTACCAAATATACCACTACCAAAGAATCCAACGGTACCCTGAGTGTTTAATAAGTTGATTGGTGCCGGCTGTATTGTTCCTTGGCTATCGAAATCTAGTTTCAAGCTGACTGTAAATTCTACGCTACCTTGTGGGTCTGTGTACAAAAACAGCTTGTAAAATGTTTTTCTAATTCTGGGGTCAGATATGGGCAAATGCGGTGTGGCAAATGTAGTTTGGATATCAACGCCATCAAACGAGTTGCCGCTTTCCATTTGGTACAAATAGCCGTCATTGTTTGCAAAGTAAACTTTTTCAACGTTTTGATTGTAATCGCTATCTGCTACGTAAGCCCTTATACCCCTTGTTTCTGCCCAGGCCATGCCCTCACCGCCTTGTGGTGCAAATTGTGTGGCTAATATGCCTTGGGCATTTTCTTGTGTAATATTATTGTTATAACCTAGTATTCTGTATTGGGACTTTTCTCGAATGACACAGCTAGTAAATGATGTGTTAGACGCAACAAAGCCTGTCATTACACTCTGAATGTTCTTAGATACGGATGCTAGACCGAAATCGCCTATCCTATCTGTACCGCTCAGTAGTCTAAGGCCGTCAGGGCCGAGGAACATAATGTCACCGGCAATCTCTTGCACAGTGTCTGAGTCAATACATCCAATATCTGTTGTTATTGGTTGCAGCGTAAAGTCTGCAATTGTATTACCTGTCAGCTGATGTATGCTTGTTTCAGTAAATATAATTAGCTGTTGTCTAAATACAGCTAGTGCTGTTACCGTGCCGCCTACATCTATAGTGCCTGAACCGTTAGCAGCAGAAAAATCATTGTCTGTATACGGGGCTGTAAAAGTTACTGAAGACCCCTTTGCAAAAAATAAATGATTTTTTACTTCTGCTACAAAAGTTGCTCCTATGACATCTGTCGGGGCGTCCAACAGTACAGTAAACGTTGCGTCATCATATAGAGCAGGTTCATGTAGTCCATCTACAAGTACAATTTTTGATGTGCCGTTAAAATTGTATTTTGCAAACCTAGTTTTATTTGCGCTTTCTCTGCTAGTAGAAAGAAAAGTTATTACAGCGTTGTCGGCGGGACTACTAGCTAAAGCTGGGTTAATTGCTAATGTTGCCCCGCCCGATGTTACTGTAGCGTTTGCAGTAACTGTGTAAATCTTATCTACGCCTGCAATTTTAAAAGCATCGCCTGCTTGTGGGGCAGAATTAAGTCCGTCAATTGCTAAGCTACTACCTGTTTGACTTGCCCCATTTACGAGAGGGGTGCCATAGTCAGGCACATTAATTTTAGTAAAACCGCTACCGCCACTTTGGAAAATATCAGCGTTTTTACATATAATAACGCTATCTTCCCACGCGGCCAGCCCGATAGCTAGATAATTAGATGTAGTGCTTATAAATGTAGCTGTGTCTCCGTTAGACGGATTAACAACCATTGTTTCATCTAAAGTAAGTGTTGCCCTGTTATTTGTAGCATCATATGTGACGCCCCCAGATGCAATTGTATACCTAAACGTTAACTTTGCATTATCTGCTGGAGAAACTGTTAAGGTAGGAGAAATGGTCAGTGTAGATGCTGTTCCTACCAGCGCTGTCGCCGCGCTTACAGTGTAAACTGTTGTGTCACCCTCAATAGTAAATGTATCATTAGCCGAAGGCGCTACGTCTAATCCATCTGCGTTGAGAGATGTGCCTGTTTGAGTAGCCCCAGCTACCAGCCCCCCCTCAAGGGAAAATACATCTCCCGCTTCAGGGGTAGTATGTATAGCGGCTAAAATTAATGAGGTACCGCTCTGCCCATCTCCGTGTACGACAGGAGCACCATATGGCGGAATAATTACGCTATCGTACTTGTCGTAGCCTTCGATACGTCTGTAACCACCCTCAACAGATGGTTCGAAGTTACGTAGTATTCTTGCACTTCCCGGAGCTTGTGTACCTTGCTGCAGAGGCGAAAGGTTCGTTATAAGACCACCACGAAACTCAACTGGATAGGTTTGCCATGCATCCATTGTGACAGCCTCTTAAATACCGAAGCCCGCAACTGCTCCCGTTGTGTTTCTACGAATCATATAGGAACGCATATACGGTGTTCTGTTAATCAACTGTGAGCGCATATGCTTAATACCTTCGTCAAACTTTGATTTAGCAAGGCCGGCAGCTTGCAAATTACTTCTAAACATGTATGCTTCGTACATAGCACCGTCTACAATTACGTGCCGGAAACGTTCTGGAATGTTCGTAGTATCCGTGGCCGCAGACAGCGTAGTAGGAAATGTATAATATTCATATACTAATACGTAAGCTTTGTCTGGCTCTGGGGAAAGTATAAATTCTAGGTCAGGGGCTTGTACAACATAGATAGGCACACCTTGGTTAGTGCTATTGTTGTATTCTTGCGCTACATATTTATCTAGGTATTCTTCATACGCTAATTCCTTGACCCGGGTAGTAGCGTTGCCTAGAGTGGTATCTTCTTTAATACGAAATGATTGAAAATTAATAACTTTTGCGTCTGTGGGGTACGCATAACGACTTGTGTTTGCAACAAGTGTAGTTGTCTGTTCAGTGTGGTTAAAAGGCCAATTATATTCAGATTGATTTATATAACGAATTGAAGCATTTACGGCATCTTTGGCTTGCGAATAAAATCCTGTGGCACTAGCAAAATTAGCTGAAGTGAGTTCTACCTCATTCAGCCGTCGGTTTACGTCATTTACTAATCCAATGAAATCATACGCCATGTCATACCATATCTGCAAAGAAGGAGAGGCAGTTTCCCGCCTCCCCTAGTAGATTATGCGTTGTCGCGAGTTACTTCAGTTGCCAATTCTTGGGCACCATTTGTGTCAGCAACAGCGGCTACAATCCGTAGACGACCTTCAGTAACGTCAGCCGAAGCGGCAATCAGTTTAACATCAATCGTGTCAGTTGCAGTCACATGCTGTACAAAGTTAATAGTACCAGAAGTGGTCATTGCTGAGCCGTTTGTGCCGGAAGCAAGGAAGCCAGTAGAAGTTACATCTCCGCCGTCAACAATGTCATCGCCAGCAGCGAAATCAATGTCAACAGTTGGGGTTGTACCATTAAAAGCTTTCAGTACTTCTGCACCAGCGAACAGAACCATTGTGTTAGCAGGAATTTCCAAAACTTCAAAAATGTCCCCGTTTACACATGTGTAATCAGTCAGCTTCTCAATGTCGAGAATAGCCTCAATCATACGCAGGTTCAAACCCTTACGGCTGTGAGGGAGAGCAGCAATAGAATCTGAACTTACGCCATTGGTTGATGACGAGGTAAGGTCATAAGTAGCCATTGGTTATCCTCCCTTAAGCAGCGTTGTACTTGGCAGTAACGATTGCTTCTGGGCGAAGAATCTTACGACCGTACAGGTGCATACCGCGAACAATGTCCGCAAAAGA